CTATGCTGTTTTGATATCTACGATAATCCAGTCTTTACCACGATCATCATTGTATCGGTCGGTCATTTTTCTGGATTTATGACCTAACAACTTTTGCGTATCCAGACCCTGTTCCCGATATAACCGTTCTGACAGAGATCGCTGCTCATGAAATGTGGGCGCAGTTCCTTGCTCCCATTTTATGCCACATTTTTCCCTGGCCTTTTTAAAAGCCGTTGTAAGAGTATTTGCAGACACCTGGTCTCCTCTGTTTGCTTGAGAGGTAGTGTGACGGTAATGGACCAGATATTTACTAACAACAGCATCCCTGCACTGAGATATAACTTCACGAAGGGTAATATTCAGAGCATCGCATTTCAGGTTAAGCGGAATAGCAAGTTTTGAACCGGTTTTTTCCTGAGTAATGTGCAACATGTCGTCCCAGATATCAGAGAATTTCAAATTGCAGATATCGCTTAAACGTTGTCCAGTGACAAGAGCAAGTAGCATCCCGCATTTTAAATAGGGCTGCCGTCTGCTTACGCTGTCAAATATTGCCTGCCATTCGGGCAGTGATAATCTTTGGCGGTTTACTCGATTTCGCGGTTGTTTTGTTGCCTGCGCTGGGTTAAATCCTGGCGGAACATGTCCTGCGTGTTGTGCTTCTTTGAAGACGTCGATCAACACCATTCTCACGACTTGCGCCATCCTGTTATGACCTTCAGCCTTTACAGCATCAATTATTTCGGCAATATCAAGTGCGGTAATATCCTTGAGGTGTTGCATTCCACAATGCTCACGGAAAAGACGGATGGGTTTGCCTTTTTGCCGATAGGAGTTGGGTCTTAGTTCATTATGTTGCAGCCTGTCCTCCTGGATAGAATTATATTTATCAAGCCATTCTGTCACCGTAATGTCTGAGCGCCTGCCTTTCATTCTTTCCAGACGCTCATTGACGCTTAATATTTGTCGGGTACGTTGTTCAGCAATAATGGTATTTGCTTCAGTAGCAACTTGTTTTGCTTCATTCTCATCAGTTCCTAAGCTATGAAAACGACCGGATAGTGGATGTTTGTATTGCCAATATACCTTTCCGGTTCGCTTATCTAATTTGCAATATAAATTGGGTATAGAGATTTTGTGAGATCGGGGGCTAGCAGCCATCAGCGATTATCCGTTGGAGTTTTGGGTTTGCGTTTATTGGGAGTTGCGGTTCTGCAAGCGTTCCTACAAAACGGGAATTTCGGTCAATCATCCAGTAGCGACCAACTTTTATAGCGGGTGGGGCCATCATTTTCCCTTGCGCGTATTTTTTCAGAACTCGCTCACTTGGTGCTAAGTCCCCAAATTCTTCTTTAGCCCAGTCCCGTAAAGTGATTAGTCGAGACATTTGTCCTCCTCTTAGCTGCTGAGGGAGTTTGTGACCGATATATCTGACATGATATTAAGCTCATGGCAGGTACATCTCTTGACTGGTCATAGAGATAAATTTAATGCTGAGAAATGCAGTATTGAATTTATCAATTTTTCACCAGCTTCTGGTCTTTCTGGCTGTCATGCGCAAAACATATGGCTTTAATAAAAAACTGGATTGGGTTAGCAACGAGCAACTTTCCGAATTAACCGGGATATTGCCGCACAAGTGTTCTGCTGCAAAAAGTGTTCTGGTAAAGCGTGGGATTTTTATTCAGAGCGGGCGGAATACCGGCATTAATAATGTGGTCAGTGAATGGTCAACATTACCCGAATCAGGTAAGAAAAATAAAGTTTACCTGAAAGAGGTAAATTTACCTGAATCAGGTAAAAAAAGTTTACCCAAATCAGGTAAAGGCGTTTACCCGAATCAGGTAAACACAAAAGACAAACTAACAAAAGACAATATAAAACCTTTTTCGTCCGAGAATTCTGGCGAATCCTCTGACCAACCAGAAAACGATCTTCCTGTGGTGAAACCGGATGCTGCAATTCAGAGCGGCAGCAAGTGGGGGACAGCAGAAGACCTGACCGCCGCAGAGTGGATGTTTGACATGGTGAAGACCATCGCGCCATCAGCCAGAAAACCGAATTTTGCAGGGTGGGCTAACGATATCCGCCTGATGCGTGAACGTGACGGACGTAACCACCGCGACATGTGCGTGCTGTTCCGCTGGGCATGCCAGGACAACTTCTGGTCCGGTAACGTGCTAAGTCCGGCCAAACTCCGCGACAAGTGGACCCAGCTCGAAATCAACCGTAACAAGCAACAGGCAGGCATGATAGCCAGCAAACCAAAACTCGACCTGACAAACACTGACTGGATTTACGGGGTGGATTTATGAAAAACATCGCCGCACAGATGGTTAACTTTGACCGTGAGCAGATGCGTCGGATCGCCAACAACATGCCGGAACAGTACGACGAAAAGCCGCAGGTACAGCAGGTAGCGCAGATCATCAACGGTGTGTTCAGCCAGTTACTGGCAACTTTCCCGGCGAGTCTGGCTAACCGTGACCAGAACGAACTGAACGAAATCCGCCGCCAGTGGGTTCTGGCTTTCCGGGAAAACGGGATCACCACAATGGAACAGGTTAACGCAGGAATGCGCGTAGCCCGTCGGCAGAATCGACCATTTCTGCCATCACCCGGGCAGTTTGTTGCATGGTGCCGGGAAGAAGCATCCGTTATCGCCGGACTGCCAAACGTCAGCGAGCTGGTTGATATGGTTTACGAGTATTGCCGGAAGCGTGGCCTGTATCCGGATGCAGAGTCTTATCCGTGGAAATCGAACGCGCATTACTGGTTGGTTACCAACTTGTACCAGAACATGCGGGCCAATGCGCTGACTGACGCGGAATTACGGCGCAAGGCTGCCGATGAACTGACCTGTATGACAGCGCGAATTAACCGTGGTGAGACGATACCTGAACCAGTAAAACAACTTCCTGTTATGGGCGGTAGACCTCTAAATCGTGCACAGGCTCTGGCGAAGATCGCAGAAATTAAAGCTAAGTTCGGACTGAAAGGAGCAAGTGTATGACGGGCAAAGAGGCAATTATTCATTACCTGGGGACGCATAAGAGCTTCTGTGCACAGGACGTTGCCGCGGTAACAGGTGCAACCGTAACCAGCATAAATCAGGCTGCGGCTAAAATGGCGCGGGCAGGAATCCTGGTCGTTGATGGTAAGGTCTGGCGAACGGTGTATTACCGGTTCGCTACCAGAGAAGAACGGGAAGGAAAGGTGAGCACGAATCTGATTTTTAAGGAGTGTCGCCAGAGTGCCGCGATGAAACGGGTATTGAGGGTATATAAAAGAACATCAATGGGTACACAATGATGAAACAGGTGAGTTGAGTTCAAACTGTAGTACAATTCTCTCCAGTTTGAACAGGAAAGAATATGTTATGAACCCTTATATTTATCTTGGTGGTGCAATACTTGCAGAGGTCATTGGTACAACCTTAATGAAGTTTTCAGAAGGTTTTACACGGTTATGGCCATCTGTTGGTACAATTATTTGTTATTGTGCATCATTCTGGTTATTAGCTCAGACGCTGGCTTATATTCCTACAGGGATTGCTTATGCTATCTGGTCAGGAGTCGGTATTGTCCTGATTAGCTTACTATCATGGGGGTTTTTCGGCCAACGGCTGGACCTGCCAGCCGTTATAGGCATGATGTTGATTTGTGCCGGTGTGTTGGTTATTAATTTATTGTCACGAAGCACACCACATTAAAAATAATTTCTTTTAAAAGACTGCAATATGGCGGTTCATATCTTTACATGGGCCGCTTTTGTTAATGTTTTTAGTTTTTGTGTATTCTTTTGTGCCTTCAAGATTATTGCGTAAGCAAATTGCAATACGATTATTGTTGTATATTCAAGATAGTGTGATCGTAATTGTCTTTTTAAATAAAAATTAAACAAAAAATTATATCTCACCACTAAGGTTTATAAAAGCATAAGTTAGCAGGTGTCACCATGAAAAAAGCCATAGCATATATGCGATTTTCATCACCAGGTCAGATGTCTGGCGACTCATTAAACCGACAGAGAAGACTTATTGCTGAATGGTTAAAGGTAAATAGTGATTATTATCTTGATACCATAACATATGAAGATTTAGGATTAAGTGCATTCAAAGGAAAGCATGCACAATCAGGAGCTTTTTCGGAATTTTTAGATGCTATAGAGCATGGTTATATATTGCCAGGAACTACATTGTTAGTTGAAAGTCTGGACAGACTTTCAAGAGAAAAAGTCGGTGAAGCGATTGAACGTCTGAAATTGATTTTGAATCACGGTATTGATGTTATAACTCTTTGCGACAATACAGTCTATAATATTGACTCTTTGAATGAGCCATATTCATTAATAAAAGCCATACTTATAGCACAAAGGGCAAATGAAGAAAGCGAGATAAAGTCAAGTCGGGTTAAATTATCATGGAAGAAAAAACGGCAGGATGCACTGGAATCAGGTACGATTATGACGGCGTCTTGTCCGAGATGGCTCTCCTTAGATGACAAAAGAACGGCTTTTGTTCCAGACCCCGACAGGGTGAAAACTATTGAGCTAATTTTTAAACTCAGGATGGAAAGGCGCTCATTGAATGCAATAGCCAAGTATTTAAATGATCATGCTGTAAAGAATTTCTCAGGAAAAGAAAGTGCATGGGGGCCTTCTGTAATTGAAAAATTATTAGCGAATAAAGCTCTGATAGGTATATGCGTACCTTCATATCGTGCAAGAGGGAAAGGGATAAGTGAAATCGCTGGCTATTATCCCAGAGTCATATCAGATGATTTGTTTTACGCTGTACAGGAAATTCGGTTGGCACCTTTTGGTATTAGCAATAGTAGCAAGAATCCTATGCTAATAAATCTACTTCGAACAGTTATGAAGTGTGAGGCTTGTGGTAATACCATGATTGTTCATGCGGTATCTGGAAGTTTGCATGGCTATTATGTTTGTCCGATGAGAAGATTACATCGATGTGACAGGCCATCAATAAAGAGAGATTTGGTTGATTATAATATCATTAATGAATTGCTTTTTAATTGTAGCAAAATTCAACCAGTTGAAAACAAGAAAGATGCTAATGAAACTTTAGAGTTAAAAATTATTGAGCTTCAGATGAAAATTAATAATTTAATCGTTGCATTGTCTGTCGCGCCTGAAGTTACCGCTATAGCAGAGAAAATAAGACTGTTAGATAAGGAATTACGAAGAGCTTTGGTATCATTGAAAACTTTGAAGAGTAAAGGTGTAAATTCATTCAGTGATTTTTATGCTATTGACTTAACCAGTAAAAATGGACGAGAGTTATGCCGTACACTTGCCTATAAAATATTCGAAAAAATCATAATTAATACGGATAATAAAACCTGTGATATCTATTTTATGAATGGCATTGTTTTTAAACACTATCCTTTAATGAAAGTAATATCCGCCCAGCAGGCGATAAGTGCTCTCAAATATATGGTTGATGGTGAGGTTTATTTTTGAGTAATAATCACTTTTTCAACCGTGCTATGGTATGAAAGTAAAGTAACTACTATGATATTAACTATCGAGCAAGAATATCCCCAGGCACTCAACAGGGCGCAGGTCAACGTGAATCGGTCATGACACGACACCGATTTTGCGGAATCAATGTTGCTTATGAATACAACATCCCGCTTAGTACATGTTCAACACATCAGCAAATTTTGAACTGGGTGTGGCACTTAACTGAAAAAACATGGATGACACAAAATGTTACTCGTCGCTTCATTGAAGTAGCTTGTGGATATCACAAGCTAGACTATCGCCAATGATATTCAATTTTTGATTTTTTAGTATCAACCTTCCATAATAATGTCACCGGAGCTTGAACAACTCCGGTGACTTCTGCGCATTTAAGGGGACTTAAATGCGACCACAATCTGAACTCCTTACCTTGTCACAGATGCAGAAATGCACCTGCGATGTCTTGCATCCAGCGTTTGATCTCTGCGGAGGTGAAGCGTGAACCTCCCACAAGATGGCATCAAATTACATCGCGGTAACTTCACCGCTGTCGGTCAGCAGATCCAGACTTATCTGGAAGACGGCAAATGCTTTCGCATGGTGCTTAAACCGTGGCGCGAGAGACGCAGTCTTTCCCAGAATGCACTCAGCCACATGTGGTACAGCGAAATCAGTGAATACCTCATCAGCAGGGGGAAATCGTTCGCTACTTCAGCATGGGTAAAAGATGCTCTCAAACACACATACCTCGGTTATGAAACCAAGGACCTGGTTGATGTCGTAACCGGCGAAATCACTACTATCCAGTCGTTACGCCATACCTCCGATCTTGGTACCGGAGAGATGTATGTCTTCCTGTGTAAGGTTGAAGCCTGGGCGATGAATATTGGCTGCCACCTGACTATTCCACAGAGCTGCGAGTTCCAGCTGCTGCGTGACAAGCAGGAGGCGTAATGGCTACACCGCTTATTCGTGTCATGAACGGACACATCTACAAAGTACCAAATCGTCGTAAGCGTAAACCTGAGCTGAAGCCATCCGAAATACCAACACTGCTCGGATATACCGCCAGCCTGGTTGATAAAAAATGGTTGCGACTGGCAGCAAGGAGGAATCATGGCTGATTTGAGAAAAGCAGCGCGTAGTCGGGAATGCCAAGTAAGAATCCCTGGCGTATGTAATGGCAACCCTGAAACGTCTGTACTGGCACATATCCGGCTGACTGGATTGTGCGGCACCGGTACCAAACCGCCAGACTTGATTGCCACCATTGCATGTTCTGCCTGCCACGACGAAATCGACCGCCGCACACATTTTGTCGATGCTGCATATGCAAAAGAATGCGCGCTGGAAGGTATGGCGAGAACACAGGTTATCTGGCTGAAAGAGGGGGTTATTAAGGCGTGAATACCTACAGCATCACATTACCCTGGCCTCCGAGCAATAATCGCTACTACCGGCATAATCGCGGGCGCACGCACATCAGCGCAGAAGGGCAGGCATACCGTGATAACGTCGCCCGAATCATCAAAGGCTCCATGCTGGATATCGGCCTGGCTATGCCAGTGAAAATCCGTATTGAGTGCCACATGCCGGATCGCCGTCGCCGTGACCTGGATAATCTGCAAAAAGCCGCTTTTGACGCACTCACCAAAGCAGGTTTCTGGCTGGATGATGCTCAGGTCGTTGATTACCGTGTTGTGAAGATGCCCGTTACCAAAGGTGGGAAGCTGGAGCTGACCATCACCGAACTGGGGAATGAATGATGTTTGAGTCTTATATGGCAGAACGTCTTCGCCACCGCTGGATGCGCCTGCGCTTATATCGTTTTCCTGGTTCTGTTTTGACCGATTACCGGATACTGAAGAATTACGCCAAAACACTGAAAGGAGCTGCCGCATGAATACCCAATATTTACAGTATGTCCGCGAGCAACTCATTGTGGCTACCGCTGATTTGAGCGGAGCAACGAAAGGACAGCTTGAAGCCTGGCTGGAGCATGCACAATTTGATACTGGTACATACAAACGAAAGAAGCCGCGCATTCTGGATGAGGTAACTGGCAGGATGATTACGCTGGATAATCCGCCGATTTCCGGTAAGCAGTCGTACGCAAAAGGTTCATCCATTGCACTGGTCAGCCAGGTTGAGTTCTCAACCTCGTCATGGCGCCGCGCGGTTCTGTCTCTCGAAGAACATCAGAAAGCGTGGTTGCTGTGGAGTTACAGCGAAAGTGTTCGCTGGGAACATCAGGTCACCATAACGCAGTGGGCATGGAGCGAGTTTAAGACTCTGTTGGGTACCAGGAAAATTGCAGGTAAGACACTGGAACGTTTGAAGAAGTTGATCTGGCTGGCGGCACAGGATGTGAAGAACGAGCTGGCAGGGCGTAAGACCTATGAATACCAGGAGCTGGCATCACTGGTGGGAGTGACATCAAAAAACTGGTCTGAGACATTTACTGAACGCTGGGTTGCAATGAAACACATTTTTCTACAGCTTGATAGCCAAGCTTTATTGCTTTTAACGAAAACACGTTCAAAACAAAAGACCACATTTTCACAGCAAGATATTGCAAAACTGGATTAAAAATCATATATTTTATGTAAATCTGATATTTTGCCAATGTTGTACGCACTGGCAGTAATCCAAATTCAAGCCCGAGGTTTAAAGCCTTGGGCTTTTCTGTTTCTGAACGGTGAGTAGCCTTCCAACCTACCCCAGCCAGGGGGTCTTCAGCTGTTGAGTTGATATTGCTTAGCCCTCTGTTGCCAGCTACATGCTGGCTTTTTTATTCCAGGCTTGTGGGGAGCATCAACTCCGTGCTTTGTCGTTAAATTACCCCGTGAGCCTGATTTCTGACATTTAACGTCCCGGCCTTTTGTCGGCGGCGAAACATTGGCTATTCATATGCACGAAAAAGAGAGCCTTGCCGGAGCGTTCTGGCTCGTTTTGCTGATCATCGCAGGTTGGGGCGGTCTGGTCCGCTACCTGATAGATGTGAAGCAGAGTAAAGCAACGTGGAGTTGGATAAATGCTCTGGCTCAAATAGTGGTATCAGGATTCACCGGTGTTATTGGTGGCCTGATCAGCATCGAAAGTGGATTCAGTATTTACATGATTCTCGCGACAGCGGGGATTAGTGGTGCGATGGGTTCGGTTGCACTGACGTACTTCTGGGAACGACTGACAGGGGTGAAAAATGCAAAATCTTAATCCTCAGCGTAAAGCCTTCCTCGATATGTTGGCGTGGTCAGAAGGAACGGATAACGGGCGACAACCGACACGTAACCACGGTTATGATGTTATTGTTGGCGGCGAACTGTTTACTGATTACTCCGATCACCCTCGCAAACTTGTCACGCTACACCCCAAACTCAAATCAACAGCCGCCGGACGTTATCAGCTTCTTTCACGCTGGTGGGATGCTTACCGTAAACAGCTTGGTTTGAAAGACTTCTCCCCCAAAAGCCAGGACGCAGTGGCATTGCAGCAGATTAAAGAGCGTGGTGCTTTACCTATGATTGATCGCGGTGATATCCGTCAGGCAATCGACCGTTGCAGTAATATCTGGGCTTCACTGCCGGGCGCTGGTTATGGTCAGTTCGAGCATAAGGCTGACAGCCTGATTGCAAAATTCAAAGAAGCTGGCGGAACGGTCAGAGAGAGTGAGGTATGAGCAGAATAACCGCGATTATCTCCGCTCTGCTCATCTGCATCATCGTCTGCCTGTCATGGGCTGTTAATCATTACCGTGATAACGCCATTACCTACAAAGCCCAGCGCGACAAAAATGCCAGAGAACTGAAGCTGGCGAACGTGGCAATTACTGACATGCAGATGCGTCAGCGTGATGTTGCTGCGCTCGATGCAAAATACACGAAGGAGTTAGCTGATGCGAAAGCTGAAAATGATGCTCTGCATGATGATGTTGCCGCTGGTCGTCGTCGGTTGCACATCAAAGCAGTCTGTCAGTCAGTGCGTGAAGCCACCACCGCCTCCGGCGTGGATAATGCAGCCTCCCCCCGACTGGCAGACACCGCTGAACGGGATTATTTCACCCTCAGAGAGAGGCTGATCACTATGCAAAAACAACTGGAAGGAACCCAGAAGTATATTAATGAGCAGTGCAGATAGAGCTGCCCATATCGATGGGCAGCTCATGCAATTATTGTGAGCAATACACACGCGCTTCCAGCGGAGTATAAATGCCTAAAGTAATAAAACCGAGCAATCCATTTACGAATGTTTGCTGGGTTTCTGTTTTAACAACATTTTCTGCGCCGCCACAAATTTTAGCTGCATCGACAGTTTTCTTCTGCCCAATTCCAGAGACGAAGAAATGGTGGGTGATGGTTTCCTTTGGTGTTACTGCTGCCGGTTTGTTTTGAACAGTAAACGTCTGTTGGGCACATCCTGTAATAAGCAGGGCCAGCGCAGTAGCGAGTAGCATTTTTTTCATGGTGTTATTCCCGATGCTTTTTAAAGTTCGCAGAATCGTATGTGTAGAAAATTAAACAAACCCTAAACAATGAGTTGAAATCTCATATTGTTAATATTTATTAATGTATGTCAGATGCGAAGGATCGTCACTGTATTCCCGGATTAACTATGTCCGCAGCCCTGACAGGGAAACTCCTCTGCGGGAGTGTCCGGGAATAATTAATAACGATGCACACAGGGTTTAGCGCGTACACGTATTGCATTATGCCAACGCCCCGGTGCTGACACGGAAGAAACCGGACGTGATGATTTAGCGTGGAAAGATTTGTGTAGTGTTCTGAATGCTCTCAGTAAATAGTAATGAATTATCAAAGGCATAGTAATATCTTTTATGTTCGTGGATATTTGTAACCCATCGGAAAACTCCTGCTTTAGCAAGATTTTCCCTGTATTGCTGAAATGTGATTTCTCTTGATTTCAACCTATCATAGGACGTTTCTATAAGATGCGTATTTCTTGAGAATTTAACATTCACAACCTTTTTAAGTCCTTTTATTAACACAGTGTTATCGTTTTCTAACACAATGTGAATATTATCTGTGGCTAGATAGTAAATATAATGTGAGACATTGTGACGTTTTAGTTCAGAATAAAACAATTCACAGTTTAAATCTTTTCGCACTTGATCGAATATTTCTTTAAAAATGGCAACCTGAGCCATTGGTAAAACCTTCCATGTGATACGAGGGCGCGTAGTTTGCATTATCGTTTTTATCGTTTCAATCTGGTCTGACCTCTTTGTGTTTTGTTGATGATTTATGTCAAATATTAGGAATGTTTTCAATTAATAGTATTGGTTGCGTAACAAAGTGCGGTCCTGCTGGCATTCTGGAGGGAAATACAACCGACAGATGTATGTAAGGCCAACGTGCTCAAATCTTCATACAGAAAGATTTGAAGTAATATTTTAACCGCTAGATGAAGAGCAAGCGCATGGAGCGACAAAATGAATAAAGAACAATCTGCTGATGATCCCTCCGTGGATCTGATTCGTGTAAAAAATATGCTTAATAGCACCATTTCTATGAGTTACCCTGATGTTGTAATTGCATGTATAGAACATAAGGTGTCTCTGGAAGCATTCAGGGCAATTGAGGCAGCGTTGGTGAAGCACGATAATAATATGAAGGATTATTCCCTGGTGGTTGACTGATCACCATAACTGCTAATCATTCAAACTACTTAACCTGTGACAGAGCCAACACGCAGTCTGTCACTGTCAGGAAAGTGGTAAAACTGCAACTCAATTACTGCAATGCCCTCGTAATTAAGTGAATTTACAATATCGTCCTGTTCGGAGGGAAGAACGCGGGATGTTCATTCTTCATCACTTTTAATTGATGTATATGCTCTCTTTTCTGACGTTAGCCTCCGACGGCAGGCTTCAATGACCCAGGCTGAGAAATTTCCGGACCCTTTTTGATCAAGAGCGATGTTAATTTGTTCAATCATTTGGTTAGGAAAGCGGATGTTGCGGGTTGTTGTTCTGCGGGTTCTGTTCTTCGTTGACATGAGGTTGCCCCGTATTCAGTGTCGCTGATTTGTATTGTCTGAAGTTGTTTTTACGTTAAGTTGATGCGGATCAATTAATACGATACCTGCGTCATAATTGATTATTTGACGTGGTTTGATGGCGTAGATGCACGTTGTGACATGTAGATGATAATTATTATCATTTTGCGGGTCCTTTCCGGCGATCCGACAGGTTACGGGGCGGCGACCTCGCGGTTTTTCACTATTTATGAAAATTTTCCGGTTTAAGGCGTTTCCGTTCTTCTTCGCCGTAACCTAATGTTTTTATTTAAAACACCCCCTGAAAAGAAAGGAAACGACAGGTGCTGAAAACGGGCTTTTTGGCCTCTGTCGTTTCCTTTCTCTGTTTTTGTCCGTGGAATGAACAATGGAAGTCAACAAAAAGCAGCTGGCTGACATTTTCGGCGCGAGTATCCGTACCATTCAGAACTGGCAGGAGCAGGGAATGCCCGTTCTGCGGGGTGGTGGCAAGGGTAATGAGGTACTTTATGACTCTGCCGCCGCCATAAAATGGTATGCCGAAAGGGATGCTGAAATTGAGAACGAAAAGCTGCGCCGGGAAGTTGAAGAACTGAGGCAGGACAGCGAGACAGATCTCCAGCCAGGGACTATTGAGTACGAACGCCATCGACTTACGCGTGCGCAGGCCGACGCACAGGAACTGAAGAATGCCAGAGACTCAGCTGAAGTGGTGGAAACCGCATTCTGTACTTTCGTGCTGTCGCGGATCGCAGGTGAAATTGCCAGTATT